TGATTTTGTTCCAGTACGACGGAAATGGAACCAAGACTGAAGCCACAAATCACGATTACTTTGATTTGGTTACCAGTAGCCCCAATCCTGAACAGAACGCAATTGATTTCAGAACTGCTGTTCAGATGTCAATCGAGTTGACGGGCAACGGTTATATTGAGATTCAGCGTGATGGGGGTGCTAGAGTAGTAGCCCTTTGGCACAGGTCCTCTGAGCGTACTGAGCCTGTTCGGTTGAGTAACGGTACGTTGGCGTACAGGACAACTGACGGTATTAACCAAGAGGTGCGTCACATCAAATTGGAAGACATGATTCACCTCAAAGGTGCCTGTCTCCATGCTGCTATGGGTTTGAACCCACTTGAATTCTTCCGTGGTCCTATTGGCTCAAAGCTGGCGATGGACAAGTACGGTGCCAGGTTCTTTGCAAACAATGCAACACCGTCTGGAATCCTGACCACTAAACAAAAAGTTAAGCCCGACGATAAGCCCAAGATGAGGGCTGATTGGGAAGTTCAGATGCAGGGTGGGAATCAGCACCGTGTAAACATCCTTGACCAGGACATGACGTTCACTCCCATTACTGTCCATCAAGACAATGCGCAGTACCTTGAGAGCAAGATTGAAACTGCTAAGGAAATCGCAGCATTCTTTGGTGTTCAAGGATATGCAGTTGGACTCCTAGATAAAGGCATCAAAGCAAACGTTGAGCAACAGGCACAGGATCTCTACAACTATTGCCTGCGTCCGCGCATGGCTAAGTGGGAGATGGCATTCAGCACTAAATTGTTCAACAACAAGGGCAGAAGCGCCGGCAGATATGGTGCTCACTTCAATGTGTTCAAACTACTGCACCCTGACGACGTAAGTATCCAGAAGTCAATCCAGTCTTCTATCCAGAATGCGGTCATTACTCCCAATGAGGGACGCGCGTGGCTGGGCTTGAATGGGATTGGCACTGTCGGTGATCGCCATTACTTGCAATTGAATATGCAGACTCTTGAGAATGCGAATGCTGCTGTGCCAGATAATGGTCAGCCAGATCCAGAACTCGCCCGCGAACAAGAAGAGAACAGCCTTCCTAAGCGATTAGGACAGAACTATCGAAGCCTGTTCAAAGACGGCGTGCAGAGACTGCTGAAGACGAGCAACAGGGATTACAAGAGCGTTTATCGCTGCCTGTGGCCCACGCTGGATGCAATGGCTAAGGCTGCGAGCCAGTCAATCGAGGGAGAGCACCCTGAATGCGACAAGGCTGTTGATGATTTGATCCTAAAGATTGAGCATCGCGCCAAGAAGTGGGTTGAGTCCGACGTGGACGTGATTTGCGCGGACGAACTCAAGAAGGTAGCTACTAGCCTTATCTACGCTGTAAACCGCGATGAAGCTAATGCTAAATCCAAGAAAATCATAGCGAGTCTATCCGCTGACGAAACTGAACAGGAGAATTTGGAAAATGAGTAACAAAAGAGAACGAAGGTTCCTGCAAAGTGACGTTAGTGTTGAGACGGGAGTAGCACCAAAGATTAGTGGTTACTGCGCAGTTTTCGGGAAGAAGTCAGAGGATCTTGGCAATTTTCGCGAGATTATCGACCCATGCGCGTTTGACGATTGCTTGGCGACAAATCCAGACATCGTTGGTTTGTTCAATCACTCCAACGACATGGTTCTCGGGCGTACGACTTCTGGCACCATGAAGATGACGAAGGATTCTACTGGACTCAAGTACGAGATTGACCCGCCTGACACGAGCTACGCCAAGGACCTCATGGTTTCCATGAAGCGTGGTGATGTGAAGTCTTCCTCGTTCGGATTTTTTTGTCTTTCGGATCGTTGGTCAGTAGACCCAAAGACAAATGAGAATATCCGCACCGTGTTGAAGGCAGATATTTTTGACGCATCCGTGGTCACAAGTCCTGCTTACACTGATGCCTCCAGTCAGGTTCGTAGTTTGTTCCCTGACGATAAAGGCGTAGTGCCAGAGGTAATTGTGAACAAGATTTCAGAACTTCGTGCGGCAAAACGTGCTGAGAAGCGCGGTAAAAACATCTTGGCTGCTGTAGCCGGAAGTAAATGGGCCATTCTCCCCACGAAACTTGAAACAATCTGCGCCTTCCTAACTGGTTGGTCAGAAGGTCATAAGTCCACTAAAGAAGAGATTCAGGCTGCGATGATGGGCTTTGATCAAGAAGGAATGAGTGATAGTTATGGTGAGAGTAGCACAGTAGAGAAATCCCCCGTTGCAGTGTTGACCATGTATGGCACCATTGGCCAGAAGATGACCATGATGACTGAGTTCTCTGGTGGTTTCTCCTGTGAAGGGTTCACCAAACAATTCCGTGCTGCTCTCGCTGATGATTCCATTACCGCAATCGTGTTTGATATTGATTCTCCTGGTGGAACCGTAACCGGCGTGCCCGAATTGGCCGCTGAGATTCGCGCCGCTCGTGGGCAGAAGCCAATCATCGCTGTTGCAAACGGTATGGCTGCATCCGCTGCTTATTGGCTTGCATCCGCCGCTGACAAACTGGTGGTCATCCCGAGTGGTGAAGTTGGGTCCATCGGCGTGTACCAGATGCACCAGGATGTTTCCGGCGCATTGGAGCAGGCTGGCGTCAAGATTCAATTCATCAAGGCTGGTGAGTTCAAGACCGAAGGTAATCCTTATGAGCCCGCATCTGAATCCTTCCTGGCTTCACAGCAGAAGGACGTTGACGCAATCTACGTTGACTTCAAGGCGGATGTTGCCGCTGGTCGTGGTGTGACTGTAGCTAAGGTTGAGGCAGATTTCGGCAATGGCCGCATGTTGATGGCAAAGAATGCACTCGCCGCTGGAATGGTTGATGAGATCGCCACGTTGGACCAGGTTGTAGCTGGCCTGGTTGGAGCGGCGATCACTATCAATACTGAAGTTCCGCTGACTGAGCCCAATGAGTACGATTTTGAAGCGTTAGTAGTTGGCTCAGTCGAGATGGTCGAAGCCGCCGCTGGTATGGGGGCAGGATGTGGTTGCGAATGCGCCGAATGTATGGCCGGCGATCACGAAGACTGCACTGGTGACGATGGGCTCTGTGATTGGGATATGGAAGACGATGGAGACGATTATGTATTGGTCGCCCAAGGCGTTTCATTTGCCGATCTAACACCTGAGGATGTTGCCGCTGAGTGCACAACTGGGCTGCCCACTGTGAGACATTTCAAGGTATTTGGCAAAGACGCTAATGGGGTGGACATCACTAAGTCGGTTACTAAAGAGAAGTTTAATGCCCTCTTAGATGCGTCGGCCAAACGTGCAGACAAAACCGTTGCAGGCGATATCACCATTGATGCACGAGGCTCTATTGATCCTGCACTGACTGAAGCAGCCGTTCACAGAGCGATGCAACAGTTCGCCCCTGCTATAGGTGCATCAGTGAAGGCAGCCAACGAGCGGAGGTCACGTAAACCTCATTCAGCAGATAGAACCAATGAGGAAATTGCTGCTTCATATCTCGCAAAGGTTGCTGAGTCTGAAGCCAACGACGTGGCTACTTTCAAGGCCAAGTTGATGGAGATGTTCTCCAGCTAAAAATCACCAAAAAGTAACACCTATAAGGCTCCTCTGTTCATTCGGGGAGCCTTTCCATTTTTGGCAGATGGCTTCCGCTAGTCGGTTCCATTGGATTGGAAAAGGCTTATCTGTCTGCGCATGAAGCACAGCACGAGTTGCTGAGTTGTCTCGCACCTGCTTCACCGTAACAAAATCTGAAACACAAGAAAGATTTTTATGACTATTAATGAAATGAAGGAAAAGCGTAATCGCCTGTCTGAAGAGACCAACCGCCTCGTTAAGGGCGAAATGACCGCTGAGACTCGTGCGCAGATTGACACGATGCACGCGGATTGGGCTGAGCAAGGTAAGGACATTGCACGTGCAGAAGCTGCGGAAGCGATGGAGCAGGAAATGCGTTCTTTCGTTGCGCTTCCGCCCAGCCTGATTGAGATTCCGGGTAATGTTGCAGAGAACCGCAACAGCAAGTACAAGCCTGTTTTCGGCAAGTTCCTGCGCAGTGGAGCAAGTGGTCTCAGCCGTGAAGAGGCTCAGTTGATGAGCGACTTCCGTATTGAAGACCGTGCGCTGACTGGTTCGTCTGGTGCGAACGGTGCCTTCTTGATCGAGACTGATCTTCAGAAGACCATCCGTGAGGCGCTGAAGGCGTTCGGGGGTATGCGTCAGGTTGCGGAAATCTGGGAGACCTCTCAGGGTAACCCCGTCACACTGCCGACCAACAACGATACCGCGAACCCCGGTAAGCGCCTCAACGCTACCACTGTTCCTGGCACCGTTGATGAACTTGACTTGGTGTTTGGGCAGGCAGTATTTGGTACGTGGACTTACACGACCCAGAAAATTACTGTCAGCAACGAGCTTTTAAGGGATGCCGCGTTTGACATTGAGAAATTTATCCGCAACGCATTCGTTACCCGTATTGGCCGTATTCAGAACACTGAGTTCACGGTTGGTACTGGCACCACGATGCCTGTTGGTCTTGTGACTGGTACTGCTGCTGGCGTTACTGCTGCCACTGGCGGTTCCACTTCCGTTACCTATAACAACCTTGTGGACCTGATTCACTCGCTTGACCCGGCGTACCGTGGCAACGCGAAGTTTATGTTCCATGACACGACGCTTGCGGCTCTCCGTAAGTTGGTGGACTCGCAGAATCGTCCCCTGTTGGGCCTTGGTATCAACGGCGCAGATCCTGATTCGGTATTGGGTTACCGCTACCAGATCAACCAGGATATGCCTGTGTTGGCACCGAATGCAAAGAGCCTTCTGTTTGGTGATTTTGCACAGGCTTACACGATTCGCGACGTTGGCAATCTGAGCATCAATCGTCTTGATGAGATCGGGATGCTCACGAATTCCACGATTTTTGTGGGCTTCGCTGCGGCAGATGGCCAGTACATTTCGGCTGGTGTGCCTGCTGCTGTTGCGTTTGTGAACTCAGCCACTTAATTGTAGCTGTTGTAGTTACACATTATTTGCCACCATGCTACTACAGATGGTGGCAGGTTTGTGTGGCTTCCTTTGGGCAACTAACAACAATTTATTTGAAGGAAGTCACATGAAGATGGGTTTTATTTACAAGATAACTAATCTTGTAACTGGTGCAGTATATGTAGGACAGACAATACGAACTGTACCTAAGAGATGGGACTCACATGTAGATTCTAGTAAGAGACCAAAACTCACCAGCCGCCTACTTAGAGCAATTGTTAAGTATGGCAAAGACTGCTTCAAGATAGAAACACTTGAAGAAATTGGCAAAGAGTCTCTAGAGTCTCTAGATGCTCTTGAATGTGCATACATTAGCATTCTTCGCGCCAACAATCCAATCTACGGTTACAACTTAACCTCTGGTGGTAGTGGGGACTTAGAAGCTAGGGGAAAGACGTACTCGAAGGATAATTCTGGAGAGAACAATGCTCTCTTCGGAACAAAGCAATCCCCAGAACACGTTGCTTTGCGAACCAGTGCAAGGATTGGTTCAACGCATACAGACGAAGCCAAGGCCAAGATTTCTGCGGTTCACAAAGGTAAGAAACTTTCTCAATCTCAAAAAGATTCTATATCAAAGAACAGCAAATCAGCGTGGGCAGATCCCAAGTATAAAGAGCAGAATCTTGCTTCCCGAGCGGCGTCCATAGCTATCAGAACCGCAACCAAAGAGGCGGCACGTAAAAAGCCAAAGAAGTTTACGTCAGAGGAAAACAGGGAAGCAGCGCGACTGAGGGGTGCTGCTCAATGGGCCGACCCAATTTCAAAAGAGAAAATATTGAAGGCGCGAGCAGAGGGTAGGGCTGCCAGGGCCGTTGCAAAGATGAAACTCATGGTCAAAGCACACCTGCTAACACTTGCACCAAAGGAGATTTACACGTGAAGAAGAAACTTTTGATTAACCAGTCCATTTCCGGTTACGCCCTTAATGGCAACCCTGAAGAGGGTGCGTTTTCGTTTGCGCCGGGTGATATTACCGAGGTTGAAGACAATCTTGCGCAATCGTGGGTTGCTTCAGGCATTGCATCATGGGCACCCAAAGAAAAACCTAAAGCCGAATTCGCAGTAGCAAAGAAATCAGAAACACCAGAATCACCCAAGGTAACAACCGAGGATTCCAAATAAAGGGGAATAACCGATGCCATTTCCCCTCCAGAGGGTCCTAGATCCTATCGTTGAGCCCGTGTCTCTAGCAGACATGAAATTGTACCTCCGCATTGACATTGATGATGATGATGTAACCACCCAGAACATGATCAGCACGGCGCGTGAGAGGGCAGAAGATTTGACCGCGCGTTGTTTGATTAGACAACAGTGGGTTTTCTCGTTTGATAAGTTTCCCACGTGGTGGGGTAACGAGAGTGGTAGTTCGTATTTCTTTGAACACCATCACCCCCGTCATCACAGTATGTTTAGATCAGACAACATTGCTATCATCCTTCCCCGTGGGCCTGTACTGAGCGTTGATAGCGTCACGTACAAGGATATATCTGGAACAGTCCAGACGATGGACCCAGCGACTTATAATGTTGATCTCTTGTCGCAGCCGGCACGGATTCGCCCCTTGTACAACGGTGTTTGGCCACAAGCCCTATGGGACACAAATTCAGTTGTAATCAAGTTTACCGCTGGCTATGAGCAGACTGTTACTGAGGTATTCACTGTTCCCAGTGTGGCACCGTTTGCAGTCACCATTTCACGGTTCAATAAATTCCTATCGTTGACATCTGTTACCGATGTGGCGTCAGGCACACTGCTATCTGGTTGCTCGATTGACATCAATGGAGCAGTAACTGTTCCTTCTGGTGAGGCTGGTTTGCGGGTATCTGTTGTTTACCAGGTGAATTCAATTCCAAATAGCTTCCTGATGGCAATCAAGCTACTTTGTGGAGCTTGGAATGAAAATCGTGCAGAAGTAGTCCAGGGTTCAGGTAATTTCAACGTACTCCCTACTCCAGTTGCAGCTTCTTCCCTGCTGGGTACTTATGAACTTTTTCCTGTTGGATATCCTAAGAGCTAAGGAGAACGTATGAATATAGGTTCTCTTAGACACCGTATCACAATTCAACACTTCAATAAATCAGACAATCCATTCGCACTTCCTGATGGTTGGACTAATGTTGCCACCGTGTGGGCCGACATAAAGCCGTTGACTTCCAAAGAGGTGTATCAGGTTGGTGAGTTGGCGATGAAGGTTTCGCACAAGGTAACAATTCGTTACCCAGGAAAGAACAAGACAATCATTGCAGGAGACAGGATTCTGTATGGTAGCAGGGTATTCGAGCTACAGACAGGCATTATGAATCCTGATGAGCGCAACATTTCTCTTGAGCTATTAGCGTTCGAGATTGACCCAGCACTGTAATTATTGGAGATATATGAGTAAAGGTTGGTTTGGACATAGCACCCCGTCACGTGTTTTGGAGACGAAAGAAAAAGTTACAGCAGATACACCTATGACTGTAGGCATGTTCTATGAATACATGGCCAGGAGAGATAAAGCATCAGCAGATCCTACGCAAACTGAGGCAGCAATCCATAGGGCAATGCAGGCATATTATGCTCCTGCACTTTCAGAGGCCAGTATCAAGGCATGTGAGGAAAAACGTACTCGCATCCCTGCTCCGCTACCTCCGAGTATATAAATTCTGTTGTAACCCAACCACAATTCAATAAGGAGGCACGATGGAAGTCAAAGTAGATGTGCGCCTTAATGGGATTGAAGAGAAATTGGAACAACTTGGACCCAAATTGGCCAAGTCTCATCTGCGTAAAGCGCTGAGGGATGCTGCTAAGATTTGGGAGGTTGAAGCCAAGGCTAGAGCGCCTGTGGACAGCGGGGATCTAAGAGAGTCTATTTCAACCGTAGTCAAGATGAGCCCGAAGCAGGATAGGGGCAGCGCTCGGGTTGGGCCTACTTTTGACAAGACTGTTCCCAAGGGTGGAGATCAAAGTCAAAGTCCAGGAGTGTATGGGCTGATCGTTGAGTTTGGTAACAAGAGGCAGGCTGCCCAGCCATTCTTAAGAAATACTTTTGACAGTAAGTCACAGGCCGTCCTAGACAAGTTCGTTGCAGTTCTTAGTGACGGTTTGGCGTCAGCAGCAAAGTAGTCCACTTCCCAATCTTTTAATTAGGCTCCAGAAGCCTCCTGCTAACTCCGAAGGCGAGGCTATGCCCTATCACGGTTTGGTTTATCTCATAAGAAACAAGTTGAATGGCAAGGTTTATGTTGGACTTTCTGAGACTACTTTGCATAAACGTTGGCTAGCGCACAAAGCTGATGCCCGTGCGGGAGACCGAAGACCATTATATTCCGCCATCAGGAAGTACGGTGTGACGGGTTTTGATGTCATAGAACTTGGTCGTGCTTCGTGTAGGAAAGAACTTAAGGAGATGGAAATTCGGTCCATATGGTCGCACTCCGCAACGGAAAGTGGAGTTGGGTACAACCTGACTCTAGGAGGTGACGGAGTTAATGGCTACACCCACACTGAGGAAACCAAGGAACGGTGCCGCCAGGTTTCAAATGAGTATTGGAGCGAACCGGCTTCTCGTGATAAAGCCAGCGCTGATAAACAGGTAAGTTGTAATACACCTGAATATAAGGCAGCGATATCTGTAAGCCGCAAGATCACGGCGAACACACAGAAGGCACGAGCTAACAACAGCAACGCACAGCGTGCGCCAGACGTTGTAGCTAAGAAATCTGCCGCAACAAAAGCACAGTGGCAGGATGAAGAGTTCAAAACTCTTAAATCAGCGCAAGCCAAAGAGCAGTGGGCAGACCCAATAAAAAAAGCCGCGCACATTGCAGCCTACAACTCTCCAGAAGCTAAGCGTAAGAAGAGTGAAGCCAATCTCGCTTTGTGGTCAAACCCCGAATACAAGGCCAACCGTTTAGTGCAGATGAAGGCTACCAGAGAAAGAAACAAACTTCTCAGAGAGCAGGTAGCCTAATGGCCATCTTAGAAGACGGCCTGCTTCAGTTACTCAAACAGAACACTGACTTGGTAACTCTATTCACACTCAAGGGATTCTTTCTTAACTCGGTATCCCAGTCTGCACACGATCCTAGCATGTGCATTCAGAAGATTTCTGCAACACCTGATACCACAAATGATGGGCCTTCCGGTCTCAACTTTCGCAGATATCAATTCAGTTGTTACTCAAAGTCATACGTTACCTGCCTTCAGGCGCAAGAACTTATCAGGATCGCTATAGATGGCTTTCATGGATTCCTCCCCAATGGGCAGAGGGTTTACAACATCATTCGTGATAACGAACTTGATGGTTTTGATGACATAACTGGAGAGCACCGCACCCTAACAGATTATTTCGTTCACTTTGCAGAGTAACCCTTTGCGGTAAGTGCAAATTTCACAA